TTCTCCTTCGCACAATAGGCGCGGGATTGATCGTCCGTACCAAACGCAGATTCCATATGAGCTCGAGCCAGAGCAGGGATCAGTGACCTCCACTTCGTAAGTGTCCCATCTCTTGCCTTCATAAAAGAGTGGTGGAAGTGGATGAAGCCTTGCAAATGCGGCGTACCGTTTGCACCAACTTCTTTTCCGATGATAGCATACTCGATGTGCTTCAAGTGATTGTTCAAGATTTCCTGGAACTGACATACTTCTTCGTCGGTGTAATTGTTTAAGGTAAAACAAATTCTGTTAGAACGTACAATATGCTTCTTCGGTGGCATGATGAAAACTGAGAAAGAAACAAAAAAAATTTTACCTTTTATACCAGAAAATCGGAAAAGGATAAGCGCGGACGAGGGCGCTCGCTTCGCTCGCTACGGCCTTCGGTATTGTTAACGACGTTTGGTGGGTGTGCTAACCGCGTTATACGGCGGGCTACGCCCGCCTACGCGTGGGTGGTTTTCAAGTCCCGTAGTCGGGGGGCTGCGCCCCCCGTACCCCCCCGCCTCCCTCGCTAATGCTCGGTCGTCGACCCAAAGGGGACGGTGAGGGGGGTGGGGAGAGGCTATGGTAATACTGGATGCCATAGCCTCTCCCTCTTTTTCTCACCTGCGTGCGTTCGCGCGCTAAACATCCAGTAGGATTGGTACTATATTAGTATACGTGCCTAGGTTGCGTGAATAATACAACCATGGCGTTCCGACGAAAGTTCATCCGGAAAAAGAGATACACGCGCAAGACGCGTGGCGTCAAAAGACGAACTTTCAAGAGATACACTAAAAAACGCATTTTTAAACGTAAACGTGTTACTAGGCGAGGGAGGCGCATGGGGATAAACAGCAGTCTCAACGCAGCAGCATTTAAGATTCGCATTAACAGACGAACACTTGATCTCGGAGATGATGCCGAAATCATCCATCTTGGAAACCCCGCAGATCTAACCTATGCTGCACTATCCCAAAACTTACCTATGATGTTAAATTACAACCAATGGCGTATCGATAAAATCGTTACACACTGGAAAGTCAAGAACCATACCAAGGGAGCTTGGAGAGGTGATCTTGTTAATCATGCTCTGGTATACACTGTACCTAACGACTCGGACGGGGTAGATGGAAGTTTGGAAAACCTAATGTTCTCTAGTAACCAGGACTTTCTCAACAACGTTCTGCAAAACTACACACAAATGAGAGGTGTCAACTACAGAAAGGTATCATGGATGCGAGGTAGCAGAGCATACAAACCATACATCACAGAACGTATCCAAACATTGGCTAAAAACACAACAGCTGCACCTACGTCGTTATTCGACATTCGTCGAAACTACAAAAAAACATTCCGCTACGCTTCAAGTGACGTCCGTTACGAAGCACCTTTATTCTTACTGGTACCCGGACTAACAAAAACTACCTACAATATTCAGGGTATATTCGGAGTAGGCGAGGTGGATATGCAAAGCAGTATCAACGAATTTCCGCAACTAGAAGTTTGGAGTGATATCTATGTCACATGCAAACAATACAAAAACTTCAGCGTTACAAATCCACCTAACATTGCAGCACAAAAACCAAAAGCAACACTAGACGAAATGGCAAACACTATCGATCTAGACGCCAACAAGATCAAACAAGACGTTCAACACAGTGTCATGGATCATATCATCGGATCAAATCCGGTGTTAGGAGCCGTGGCAGCAGTCGCGGGGTTACGAAAAAGACCAAGAGATGAATTTAAAATGTAATTTTTATTTTCAATAAATTTTAAAAATCAAGTTTACGTTTACATATTACTGGGGTAAATTCAAATAATTCGGGTTCACTTTCACTTTGGGTACCTTCTAACCAAGAAGGATGAGCATGAGTCTTAAATATAGACTCCAATAGAGTATCATACTCCTCATTAGTCAAGGGAGGAGTAGTCACTTCAGCTTCTTCGATCGGTAACTCAGGGACAGCTTCTTCTGGTTCGTTCTCAACTGGTATGAGATCATCAAAGTGTTCTCCCGCCAGATTGCGGTAGTCATCAAGGTCCACAATTTGCCAACGATCATAAGTAAGCAAATGCTTATGATCGTGTACATCATGATTGGTGAGAACGATAATCTTGACAGAATATCCGAGCCAAAACATGTCTGAATCATATTTACCAGAAGACACACAACCGTCTTTAAGTTCCTCAAAGATATCCCAAGCAAAGTACTGAGGCTGCTTGTTCCGAGCATAGTCGAAGATAGCAACTTTGTAATCACCCTTCGAAAATGCGTGAATAATATCGTGTCCTTTACCGCCACGACAGTAGAAGACCTCAGATCCGTGGGTATTGCGGATATATTTTGCTAAATGGCTCTTGCCAGAATTGCCCCGCTTGTCCTGAACGAATAGAATTCTTCGATCCGTCTGTTTCATCAACTTCTCGTACACTTCCTTCTGCCAAGGACGAAGTGAAGTAACCGCGGGAGGGTGTTGGTGGGATCTCTTGTTGTGTTGAACGATCTGCTTCAACTGATTGTAACAACGCAGAGTCGTCTCGGGACACAGGGCAGCACACTCTTCCAGGTTGGTCGCTTCGAGAAGACGCTGGTACACACTCGCGTTCGAGCCAGGCTTGCCGACCTCCAGAAATACATTCTCCTTCGCACAATAGGCGCGGGATTGATCGTCCGTACCAAACGCAGATTCCATATGAGCTCGAGCCAGAGCAGGGATCAGTGACCTCCACTTCGTAAGTGTCC